GCTTCGCTCATAGACCTAACCAAACAACGCAAGGCTATTGAATTGCTCATCAACAACGAGATGAACATGGAGCAGGTTCAGGATGGCGAAGTGGGTAGCATGTCGGCGATTGACGATTTCCACGCATGAAGCAAAGCCTTATTGACTTCCTGTACAACCAGGCTTACGACGTTAACGACAGGGTTAAGTACTATTTGGACAAGATTGGTCAATTGGACATGTCCGTGTACAAGCCTCAGCGTATGATCATCCCAAGTTTCTCCAACAGGACCGAGCAGTCCAAGTGGGAGAACGAGCAGATACGAAGGACTAGGTTTGGACATAACGGCATCTGTGGGATGATGTACATGTACACCTACTTTTGGAAGATGAAGTCCAAGAACGGAGGGCTTATTTCCCCGGAGTTTCGGCGTTGCAATGCCGAGTTCTTCAACTTGATTGAGTCGTGCCTCTATGGTGGTTCTGACCTTTATGCCGATAATACCGGCAAGGGGGTTATCCTAGGTGGACGAAGACGTTGGGGCAAGTCCTACAGCCTAGCCAATGCCATGTACTGCACGGCAATCCACAATCCTTACTCGGAGATTGGTTTTACATCCAAGACCGAGGAAGACATGAAGAAGTTCATGAACGACGTACTAAAGACCGGTTACAACAACCTCCCACAGTTTCTGAGGGCTACGTCCATGGCGGGGAACTCAGCGTCCAGGTTGGAACTAGCCAAGAAGGTTCGGGACAAAGACGGCAACATCAAGAAGGTTGGGTTGAACTCGGTAATCTTTGGTCGATCTCCAGAACCGACGTCTTTTGAAGGCGCTGGTATGCGGATGGTGGTTTACGAAGAGCCCGGTAAATGGTTGCCTGGGCAGTTGAAGCAGAACTGGTCGTATACGGAACCAGCCTTAGCGGCTGACGATGGGGTAACGAGAAAGGGTGTGCCCATCCTTGCCGGTACGGCAGGAGATGCAGCGGAAAACGGAGATGACTTCAAGGACTTTTGGTACAATGCAGAGAGCTACGGTTTGCTGAGGTACTTTGCCGCTGGGTGGAGTGGGTTTATGATTGACAACGAGATGGGCAATGAGAACGTGATTGAAGGTCTAAAGTACATTCTCAGCGAGCGTGAGAAGAAGAAGAAGCAATCCATGAAGCGATACTACGACTTTGTGGTGCAATACCCCTTGGAACCTGAAGAAATGTTTATTCAGGTGGGGGAATCGCCCTTTGACGTGGAACTGCTCAACAACCGTATGGGATTCTTGGATACGAATCCACCATTGCTCAAGCGTGGTTTATTTCGAAAGTCTAACGATAAGGTGGTATTCATCCCGAAGGAGGACGGAGACATTATCATGCGTGAGGAACCGGAGGAAGGCGTGCTGTACGCAGCAGGTTGTGACCCTACGGATGGTGCTAAAAAAGAAGGCGTTGGGTCAGACTTGTCGTTCTTTATTGCTAAAGGGTTGTCTTTGGACGAGGAAACCGCTAGCCAAGGAGCGGTTCTTCAGTACACGGCAAAGCCCAAAGACATGAACGAGGCTTACGAGCAATGTGCTTTGGCATTGGAGTATTACAGCAAGAAAAACCCGTGTACAGTGCTGATTGAGAGAAACCGTGCCAGGATGATTGCTTACTTCCAAGACAGGGAGCTGACGAGGTTTTTGGCGAAAAAACCTCCCAAGATTGGCAAGTTAGCCAGACCGGGGAACAGCGTGGAGTACGGGGTGTATATGGACGAAATGATTCAAGACCAAATGATTGGCATCTTGGACGATGACATTTCCAACAACATTGAGCAGTACTTTTATGGGGACTTGTTGGCAGATTTGGCAAACTATAATCCCGATAACCGAAAAAGAAAATACGATAGAGTAGACGCTTGGGGCTTAACTTTGATAAACTTACGAACCGCATCCAAAAGCCGTTTGTTAAGAAAAAAGACGGACGACAACCTTTTTGCTGGTTTGGACTACGTTATGAACAAAGAAGGCAAATTAGAACGTAAATGAGCTCTGTAGCAATACAATCAACTTTTCCTAACATGTGGGTTCCTGATTCTCAAAAAGATGAGGATTACCACAGACAAGCAGTATTGGCTATTTTAGGGCAAACCGTGTCCAACGGGTATATCCCAAACCTGTACACCGCTATGGACAAGAGTATGAACTTCTACAACGGGGATTATGATTTGTCCAAGAAGTTTGACTTTCTTCAAAAGGACTATAATGGCAGAAGCCTTCCAGCGCTGTGGATTAACTTCAACAAAATCCGAAACAAAGTCAATCTAATGGAGGGCGAGGTAGCCATTCAGAAGCTTGAAGTAAGCTGCAAAACGCTTAACCGTGATGCGGTATCTAGGAAAATGAAAAAGAAGGCTCAAATCATGGCTGAGAAGATCATGTCCATGGTTATGCCACAAATTGACCCTACTGGAGAAATCATTGAGCCTAAAGAACCCGCGTTTGTGCCCTACTCCGAAGAGGAGTTGGAATTGTACATGAAGTCTTCTTACAAAGAGCCCCTTGAGAGGGTAATGGACGCTATTCTTCGTTATGAAATAGAGCGAGACCGGTATGTTCAAACAAGGCTTGCTGTTTGGAGGGATATACTCATTGTAGGTCGTGGTATAGCCAAGCATGAGTTAAAGCATAGCAAACCCCATATTCGCCGTGTGGACCCCAGATACGTGATTGTAGATCCATATGTATTTGACGACAGCTTTAGCACAGCTGCGTTTATTGGCGAATGGAGGTATGCTCCGATAACGGAAGTTTGTGATACCTATGGCCTTACAATGGATGAACTGTCCAGAATACGTTCCGACCAAGGGTCATGGATGTGGAGTGGTTATTCTCAAAATGGAACTAACTTTCTGTTGCCTTACATCATGATTAACAATCAATTGATGTGCTTGGTGTTTTACGCAGAATGGAGAGACATACGTCAAGTTAAGGCTAAAGTGACAGTAGACCAATATGGGGGAGAGCACGTTAAGATACTCGCTAAAGGAGACAAGGGTAAAGTTTCGGATAAAGAGAAAGAGGCTGGCGGAAGGATTGAAACAAGAAATATTGAAACAATCAGGAAGGCTACCCTTTTGGGGTCTAATTTGGTAAGAGAGTGGGGAGAAGCCAACAATATCGTTAGGGATAGCGTAGACAACCCCGTCAGAGCAGAGTACAGCTACACAATTGTTGCTCCGCAGTATGTAAACTTCAGAAGTGTATCCAAGGTTGAAGAAATGGCTGCTTTGCAGGAGTTCAAAGACCTGATTATGTACAGCGTTCAACAAGAAATGTCCACCGCTGGTCGCAAGGGATTTGTTTACGACTTGCGTTACAAGCCTGATAATCTTCAGCTTCAGGACGTAATGTACTACTTGAAAACAGCTGGTATTGCTTTTACGAGCAGTGGTCAGGAGGGAGTTCCTCCTGCTGGGAATCCATTTCCAACCATTGACACGGGAATATCCAATTCTATTAACTTGTACTTGAGTTTAGCTGGATACATTGATATGGAAATCGATAAGATTTCGGGTATCAACGACGCTAGGCAGGGATTCCAAAAAGACAATTCATTGGTTGGGGTAAGCCAAATGGCGGTAATGCAGAGCAGTTTGATTACTCAGCCGTTAAATAAGTCTTTAGAGCTTTTCGAAAACGAGCTTTTGCAGAAATACGCTAACTACATCAAAACAACGTTTTCCTTTTTGAAAGACCAATACGAGCCTATTGTTTCCGAAATAGGGGTTGACTTAATGGAAATAGACGAAGAAGTGCCTTTGCAAGATTACGGTATCTTTGTTAGGGTCAATTCAGACGACATTATGAACAACCGTCAAAGGTTCGAAAGCATCGTTATGGCTGCTGTTCAGGCCAACAGCGTCAGTCTTGCTGATGCAATGGTTCTGCTTTATAACCCGGACACCAAAGAGGCTGTCAAGAAGTTTTTGGCTTTGACGGACAGAAAGGCTGCTCAAGGTCAACAAATGCAAGAGCAACAAATGATGATGCAGCAACAAACTATGCAACAGCAGATTGTTGGTGATACTGAGAAACAAATCCAGGTGGATAGGGCTAGATCCGAGAACAAAGGTCAACTTCAGATGTTAAGAGAAGAGTTAAAGAACCGAACTATGGAACAACAAGCTCAACTCGACATGCTTAAAAAAGAGCAGGAACAAAACTTCAGCCTTATTTTAGAGGCATTGAAAGAACAAAAAAACCAATAAAAACTTATGGAAGATTTAGAATTGTTGGCTCTTCAGAAGCTGGAGGGCAACGCATCTACCGGCATGCCCGGTGGTGACGAGAACGAGCAAGCCGCTTTAAGAGCGCAAGGCATTGTTAACGAGCCTGCTGCGCAGGTTGAAACACCGGCAGAGCCCGAGGCTCCTGCTCAAGCAGACGTGAATGTAGATTCAGACGATGAACCTGAAACTATTGAAACAAACGAAACGCCAACCGAAAATGTTAATGCTGATGAGAACCCTGAAAAGGACCTCAATTTCGACATTGACCTTGACGAAGGCAAGGAGGTACCGGTAGTAGATGATTTTGTTACCAAGTACCAATCGGAGTTTGAGACGCTGGGACTTGAGAACGTAAAAAGCTCTTCGGAGTTTGTCGACAAGTTCAAGCAAATCAAGCAGGAATTGGAGGAAACAAAAGAATCCGCCAAGACCGTCTTCGCCAACGATATGATTCGAGAGGCCAACGAGATCATGAAGCGGGGGGGAGACTGGCTCGGTTATTTGGGCTTGGCTTCCTTTGATTACGATGCAGTTCCTGACATGGAACTTTTGTCGTATGAGCTGAAATCCGACTTCGATTCGAAGGAGGAGCTTGATGATTACTTAGCCTCCCTTGACGAGACCCAAATTCGCCTTAATGCGAAGAGGATACGAAAGGACTTGAAGTTGCAGCAGGATGCTCAGAAGCAACAGATTGCTTATCAAGCAGAGCAAAGCCAAAGGGCTTACGATGATAACTTGAGGCAGGCAATCAAGAGCGTTGAACGTGTAGATCGTGTCAAGGTCAAAGACCAAGACCGGGCGAGTATCGAAAAGATGCTCACCACCTACAACGACAAAGCCAAGGCTACTGAGTTCCAGATTAAGCACTTCCTGAAACCTAGTGGAGAACCAGATTTCCAAAAGATGGTGCAAAGCGCCTATAAGCTGGAGATGTTCGACAAGGTGCTTGAGTACGCTACACGCAGTGCCAAGAACTCAGGAAAAGCCGCTGTGATTCAAAACTTGTCCAACGTGGATAAGCCAAAGACGACCAACATCGCTGAGGTTACACCACGAAAGGCGCTTTCTCTCGTTGAATCCGAAGTTGAAAGGTTGATGAAAGGGGAAAAACCTTTATTCTAAACTTTAAACAAAAAACAAAATGGCTTACGTTAATTCATTTAACCCGCAAAACAATGCTCCCAATACCATTAGAACTGGTAATGTGGATAGCACTTACGTTTTTGGAGGAATCCAAAAACCCGACTTTAGCGACTACATCACGTATCGCTTCCCCCAGTACACCATCACCACTTTGTTGAGCCGTATCGGTCGCAAGAATCCCGTGGTTGGTAACGATGTGTTCAACTGGTTTGAAAAGGGCAAGTTCCGTCAATCGGTAACTGCTTCTGCTGCAACTGGAGCTTCTGGCGACACTACCGGTACGGTAACATTTGCGTCAGGAACCCAAGCTTCCTTCCTCCCAAGCGACGTTATTCGTTTTGAGAATGGCGCTTACGCCGTGATCACTGCCGTAACCGGCGCAGGTGGAAATGGAGCTTCCGGAACATTGGCAGTCACTGCTCTTGGAACAAACTTTGGATCATCGATTACCGGTACCCTCAAGTTCGCTCACCTTTACAACTTGCAGACTGAGTACTCTGACAGCCCATCCGGTCGTGTATGGCAGGAAAACCAAGTGAGTGAGTACCTTGGAATCATGCGTCGTTCGGTTGTCTGCTCTACGACTCAAGGATCCAACATGAAGTACGTGAAGAAGTCTGACAGCGAATGGTCTTACTACTACATCAACGAGATGGAGACTATGCAGGAAATGGCTATGGACCGTGAGATGTACATCTTGGCTGCAAAGTCAAACGGATCTGCCACAACTGGCAACGTAATGTCTGGCCGCCTTGGTGGTAACGGTATCCTTCCACGCGTCATCGCTGACGGTGTTGTAGGCACCTACTCTTCAGCCATCGCTGAGACCGACCTTGCCGAGCAAATCCGTCTGATGTGTTTGAACAGCCAAGGTTCTGAGTTCACCGTTCTTTGCGGTAGCTCTGCCTACGCTGACGCTCAGTTCGCTTTGCGTGACTACACCTTGAATGGTGGTATCAGCTTCGGGGTATTCGGAAACGAAGGTTTGATGACCGGTATCAACATCACCAAGTACAAGTTCATGGACAAGATTCTGAACTTCGTATTGTACTACCCATTCGCCAACGAAGCGTTGTTCCCTGCCCCTGCTACCTCTGGTATCAACTGGGACAAAGCGATGTTGTTCTTGAACATGGGTACCGACGATCGTGGCAATCCGCTGATCAACTTGCGCTACAAGCAAGACTTGCTTGGTCAGAGCCTCGAGTTCCGCCGTACGGTCCAAGAGGGTATCACCTCTCCTGAGGCCGGTGCTTCAGCATCCCGCTCAAATGGTAAGGACGGATTCACCGTGGATTTCTACTCATCCATTGGTGTGGAACTCCGTGCTGCCAATAACCACGGGTTGTTGTACGCTGCTTAAACGCAGTGGTTCTACGAAGAGAGCCCTTACCGAAAGGTGGGGGTTTTCTTTTTGGAACTAATTTGAACGTTCGGTGTTATAGTGTCATAAATTCAAAACAATGCCAGTAAAACAAAGCGACTTTGAGTTCTTCGTCCTGCAGCCAGGAAACGGAAGCACTTTTCACTTTTCGGAGTACAAGACCTTGGATGGAGTTGTACACCGCCTTACGGAGACTATTCTTCCGGATGGACGTACACGCTACAAGCGTTTTCATTTCAATATTGACGAACCCATGTTGGTCCATAAGGCTAACAAGGAATTGATGGATTTCTTTGGGAATCACCCCAATAACCCTGAATCTCCGTGGTTTAATGGAACGGCATTGTTTAAAAGGCTTCAGCCAGAGGTTGAGTCTAAGCAACGCATTGAAGACAAGCTGTTGAATGCTAAAGCGCTCACCTTGGCTTCTGAGCTGAAGGGACGTAGGCTCTTGGAGGTTGCTTCGCTTTGCGGAATGTTCTACGATGAAGAAGACGAGGTATTGGCTTTTGAGGGCGTTTTAACCTACGCAGAGCGCAATCCTAAGCAGTTCTTGAAGGTTTACAACATCCCGAACAGGGAAGCCCGTATGAGGCACTTGGTGCGTACAGCGGTCGGCAAGGGGGTTATTACCACGGGCGATGGAGTATATCGCTTTGGTAGCTACACTTTGGGAGTAGACGAGAACTCCACGATTGGTAAGTTGGTCAACGAAAAAGAGGTCTTGGAGATGATTGAGAGCCGTATTGGTTTCTTGGACTCCGAGAAGGAGGAAGCCAAAGCTCCCGCACAAGAAGCTCCTAAGGAGCAAGAGCCGGAGTTAACGATGGCTGACTTAAACAAGTATACTAAGCCTAAAAGGCCACAGCAGTAATTGAGTTTCGTTTGATTGGGATAAGGGAGCTTCGGCTCCCTTTTCTTTTGAACCAAGTTAAACACCTTTTTGTTAAAGATTCAGAACAAATAAAAAGAAATGACCACTTTAGAGCTTTCAGATAGATTTGACTTAATTGCCGATAGGGTCGGTTCTCCTTATTTCACTGTTGCTGAAAAAGAGAACTTTTTTAACACTGCGCAGTATTCAATTATTGACGACATCCTTTATCCCGGCAAAAGACCTGGAGCTAAGGATAACGACATTTTTGATTTTAGCAAAGACAGGACTTTTGAGCAGGGTATTGGGTCGTTGTTTAGGACTGCCACGCTTACCGCTACTGGCGCTGTAAATAACTTTACATTTGCACAAATAAATACGGCTTTAGGAACTGGAACGGTTTACAAGGTTGTAAACTTCTTGGTTCAAGACAATGCGGCTACTGGGACAGCAACCTATAACAGCGCAAAACACGTTCGCTCTATTAAATCTGCAACAGCTCTTTACGGAAAGCTTAGAACATTCAATGCTTTTACAACGGCTGGCAGAAACGCCATTTACACGATTGGCTCCTATGCATCAGGAACAACAGGGACGACAAGTTTAAGCAGAATTGAGTTTTTCCCAAATGCTGCTGGAAGCGGATCCACGTATCTTGCTGAGGTTGTCATAAATCCAAGGCCGATTAACATTTCGACATACGTAAATCCAGAGATTGACGTGATGTTCCATAATGAATTGCTCTTTAGGGCGCTTACACTTGCAGGAATATCTTCCCGTGATGCTCAGTTAGCTCAGGCCTCTCAACAACAAGAAATAACCCAATAATGCAAAACCTCGTATCATTAAACAACGTCATCAGTAATGCGATGATTTCTCTCGGAGCAGAGAACGATTCGCAACGTGTCATATTTTACGAATGGGGCAATGATTGCCTCAGAAGTATGGGTTTTGTTGATTTAAACAAGACTACGTTTTACGGCAATATAACGACTGGCAATCCATCTTTATCGATAAGTGGTATAGCTAGCATGTACATTAACAATATATCTGCACAAATCCCTTCTGGAACAATTGTTTATCCCACTTTTGACTCAAACTATTGGGGCAATACGGACAACAGATTAGAGGGACTAACTTACAATGCGTCATACACTGTTACGAGAGAAATTACTGCCACTGACGACAGGCTTGTATTTACTAGCGGTATGGTAAATGATGGGTATACCGTTATTGGAGTTGAGTACTACAAAATGCCTGTTGATACTAGTGGTAGTCCGTTAATTCAAGAAAGCTTTATTTCTCCAATAGTCGCCTACATTGATTACCGTTTTGCCAAGTGGAGGCAAATTTCAGACAAGAGCAGCAATGTTTCGTCACAAGACATACAATTACTCTACCAAGTTTACGACAAGGAAAAGAACCAAGCCATTCTTAAAAAGAACAGACCCGATAAAATTATTGTTCCAGGAATGGGCAACGGCTTTGGAACATTCTTAAATCACCCGCTTCTCTAACGGCTATCAAAAAAGGAAATGCCGATAACCAATGAGGTAAGCCTAAACGAAGTCATATCAAGTGCGTGTCTTGCTCTTGGTATGGAAGAAAATGATAGGTATAAAGTCGTTTTCTACGATTGGGCATATCAAGCTTTAACCGAAATTGGGTTAAGCACAGTAAACATTAAGACATCAACTGGTTCTATAAGCACAGGTAACACTTGTGCAATACCAGATGATTGCATCCATATTGACTCGATAGCAATACGAAAGGGTGCATCTGGGGATGTGGCGTATCCTATATTTGATTCCAATTACTGGAGTGATGTTTCGGATGACGACCAAATGCACTACGATCAAGACTATGTTGTAAGTCGTCAGGGTAATAACTTAATATTCAGCGACACTGTTTCAAATAACGGATTCACCGTTGTTTTATTTCGTTATTATGCTATACCAATTGCCGCAGACACTTCTCCAATTATACCTGAATACTACATGAGGCCAATCATGTGCTATATCGAATATATGCACGTAAAAGCCCAAAGACACAAAGACAGGAATGCTGTTCCGTTAAGTGAACTGCAGTTGTTTTACCAGCAGTGGCTTTCTTTGAAGGCAGATGCTATTTCAAGAAGGAACACCGCGTCCAAGCCTGAAATTGATGCAGCCATTGCATCATGGATAACTATGCTGCCAAATCAGAGTAAGCTGCTGAGAGGTTCAAATCGCCAAAGAAGAGATTGGTCTAGCAGCAATGGGTGGAGTTCTGGAGGGGGAAGCGGGTCAAATATCTCGATATTACCAAGTCCATAAAAACACGTCATGTCTCAACTAAAAGAAGCGCAAGCATTCGGCGGTGGGATGAACAAGGACGTGTCTCCTGTATTCCAGCCAGAAAACACCTATCGTGATGCGATGAACATCGAGTTAACTGCAGCTGGAGAGCAGTTAATCGTAAATCAAATCAAGTCAGCACTAGCTATTGATAAGGTTACCCTTAATGAGGATGGTTATACCGTTCCATATGTAAACATTTTAGGATATACTGTGGCAAAAGCCGTTTCAGGGTCTGTTGAAACGGATGGATTTGTAGTATACAGCTATATTTTTGACAGTTCTTCTCCTAATGATTCAACTCAAAGAATATACTTCTTTGAGCAAACTGGTGCGTCAACTTCTGGCTCTTTAATCCTTATTGCGGAAGGAGGAGGTTTAGGATTTACATCAGACACAAGCGTTGATTCTTTCTTTACGGAAGAAAAGGGAAACAAGTATGTTTATTTCACAGACAACTTAAATGTGATTCGCAAGATAAGCATGGACAAGTCGAAATGGCTAATACCGCCATCTTCAATGCCGCTTATTTCTCCAGCAATCGACAAGGGCTCTCTATCTATAACTGATTTTTCTGTTACTGGAAATGGAGCTCTCTTAGCTGGAACATATCAATTTGCGTTTAGGTTTAAAAACTCAAACCTAAATCAAGTAACAAAGTGGTCTCAGTTTTCTCAGCCTATACCTATAATACCATTAACGTATGCTTCTGGAACGACTGTTTCTTTTTACGGAGGAACTGTTGGTGAGCAAACGGGTCAATCCATAAAGTTTAAAGTTCCGGTTGGCGCTGGAGAAGTAAGTGGATTTTACGATTTGGTTCAGATTGCTGTAATAAAAAACAACGACGGATCAAAGGTTGAGCAAAGCGTTGCCTATGTGTTTTCAGAGACGAATACTCGTTCGACAACAGGAAACATTGATATTCAATACGAGGGAGACGAATCAGAAGATTCTATTCCTGTATCAGAAATTGTCATTGCCGATGCTCCCGTGGAAACAGCAAAGACGATTATTGAAAAAAGAAACAGACTCCTTGCTGGGAACGTCAAGTATTTTGACAGAAGAATCAAAGACAGCGAGGTAAAGATTGTTGATGCAAGGACAATACGTCGTGAAGTTGACTACGAAAACCCATTAGATTGTGCTAAATATGTTGGATACTTCCGTGATGAGGTTTACAGGTTTGGTGTTACATATCACGATGAATACGGAAACTGGTCTCCAGTAAAGCCACTTGATTTTACCAATTTCCGCAAACCGATTAGAATCGCAAAA